GTTCATCCAAGGTCATAATAACCCTCCTTTCTGGATGAGGAAGGAATGGACGTGACGGGAATCGAACCCGCTAATAGGGGTCTACATCCCCTAGAACTCGCCTCGCAGCACGCCCAAAGAAACAGGCAGCCCGCCGCAGCGGGCCACCTGTCCGGGCATCCTTGCCCACGAAATCATCCTAAAACGGGGCTTCGACTTCGGCAACTTCTTTCGTTGCCTTTTTCTTCGTCGTTTTCCCGTACAATCGGTCGAGTCTCGTCGCCACATCAGCGTCGGACTGAACAGGCGTGTCCTCGTTTGCCTGTCGGGGGAAGTCAAAGTTATCGTAAACTTTGCCGTCCGACCCTTCCTTGTGGTAGCAACGAAGTTCGACTTCCTTCCCAGACAGATCAGTGAAGTTGTCGTCGTCGGGATGGAGACTCTTGAAAGTCCCGTCCCATTCAGGACAGAAGCTCTCAATTCTGCTCGTAGACCCTGCGACATTCGTGTCACTGTTCAGCCACAGCGAGGCCGTCCGGGTGTATTCACCCGAGATGGAATTCCGCTGCGACCCTTCAATCTGGGCGATTGGAAGAATGGTAAGAGTAAACATCTCATTGTCATTCCTCGACACGCCGAACCCCTGCCCCACAATTCGGCAGAGATACATACCCGGCTCGTAATAAGCCATAATCAGCTCTCCTTTCTGGCTGCGTGAACAGCCTTAGCAAGATTCGACCATGCCTCCTTGCCGGAGGCTCCACCTTCAATCTCCCTTGGGAGATTCATACGGTTTTTGGCGTCGAAGGCTGGGTCAGGCTCGGTACAAAGGATCCGAACCTTACCCCCTTTTGCCTTCGCTCGCCCACCGTCTTCCTGAACTTCAATCCAGAGCTTGTAGAACAAGCAAGCATCAGCCCACTTGTGCGTCTCATGCCACGTCTTGTTGTGGCACGCCGCTTGGTAACGGTCGTAATCGGCTCCCTCGGGATCCTTGAAGGCGCGGACTTGGACGTGTTCCAAGAACACAATCGTCATCCCCTTCTCATCACGCAAGTTATCCAAAGCGTCCAACGCCTCTCTCCACTCTTTGAGAGAAGAGACGTAACCCTGCATATAAGACTGAAATCCTGCTTTCCCCCAGTCACCACCATGATCCCGTTTGCACACATATTCGTGGCACAGGTTTTCGAGGCAACTAAGGGTGTCAATGACAAGGGCCTTGTGATCGTGTGACTGAGTTCTCAACTCATCCATCACCTCCAAAAACCCTTGCCAGTTTTCTACCGGCGGTAAGACCGGCAGGTCTTTGGGAATTGACCCCGACGCCTTCAAAATGTCGTAGGAGTTTTCCCGCTTGAAAGGCATCATCAATCCGCCGGGAACCCAAGCTCCCATTGTTGTCTTTCCGACCCCCGGCTGGCCCATGATGACCATTGCAGCAGGTCGTGTTGACGTTTTCCTTGATATGCCCTCAAGCCACTTCGTCGCGGTTCCCATTGGATTCACCTCCTTCGGTTTGGAAACCAGAAACAGCCGCCCACCACGAGTCCATTACTTCGTGCCAGACGGTCCCAAAAAATAACGCATCGCTGCTCGCAGAGTCGTTTCTTTCCAAGCCAAGTTCGTAACGAAAGTGATGCTTCCGTTGACAGGTCTGGAAAGACTTGAGTCTGCTATTGGTCAGAATTTCCTTTTCGCCGCACTCGATTTCTTCAACGTCCAGTTCCGGGTGAACCTCTCCTTTATGCCAATTTCCACTATCGGGCGAATCGCTGCCCTCGCAGATGCCGAGGTATCGGCATGGCGTACCAAACTGAAGACAAGCCCCGGCGTTATAGGTGTGGCGTCCGCCACTCCTCTTTCTCGCCGAGACTATATCCTTTGACAAGTCCCACATATTCTGGTTGTGGGTATACAAATCGTCGTTGAATGATGTGACAGTCTGCCGGGCAAAGTATTCGTCGGAATTTTGAAAGACCGTATCGTATACCCTCAGCCCGAACAGCTCATTGTCTTCCACCGCCTGTTCGCCGTCCTGTGACGCAGCCAAGACGGACAAAGCGTAAGGAGAAACGTCTTGGGCGAAGTATTGTGAGGTCGCCAGTATATCCTTCGCGGCTGCACGAGACAGCCTCTTTGGTCGGATAGACGGTTTCCTCACTACGTCCCAGACGACTCTATCGACATCGAACCCATTAGCCCTCAGCAGTAACTCGTACTGCCTCGGTTGTCCTTCCACTTGGAGTTGCCTCCAGTAGTTAGATGAAGGTGCAATCTTTGACGATGTTGTCTTGTGGTCGTAGAGGACGATTCTGTCATCGACATCCCGTACCACCTTGTCGAGTTTTCCAGAGAGAACAAAGTTTCTGCTCCTCCGGTTGGTGTCGAGGTTGTACAATGGACACCAGAGCGTTTGTTCAATCGAGAGGACTTCAAGGGCGGCCGTTGATATTTTCCAGCGATCAATGTACACCCGAAGCAGAGCCTTCATTAAGGCTCCCATCATGGAGTCACCAAGTCGCCGGTCAATTACAGCCCAAGGCCATAGCTTCATCTTCTCGCCTCCTCTGTGAATAAACAGTCAACGCACAGGCATTCTAACGGTACCTTAGAGGAAGGCAAGAAAAAAATGGGTGAAAACAAGCCTTTCGCAAGAGCTTCTTTACGGGTAAAAGACCACACATACGAGATAATCTGCCACGATTTCGACTCTACCGACCTGATGGACGGGAAGATGGTCGATGTTCTTTACCGCTGGACGCAGACAATCGACGACTTTACTACACAAGACATGACCGCCCTTATGGACGCGATTGGCCTTGCGGTGCTGAACGCCCACATAAGGAATGTGGAGGGGGTGTTTACTGAGCGGATTGCTTTCCAGTGGCCGGAGGAAACGTAATCCGGTAGTGGGCAGCGTAGTAGTTCCCGCCGTCCATGCTTCTGCGACGGAACTTGCGCATCTCCACCATCCCAGCTTCAGACGCCTCAGAAATGCGCATCTGTGCTGTGCGCAGGCTGGTGTCCCACTCTCTCGCCCACTCCTTAGATGTTCTGAACCCCGCAGGAATTTGCCCGCTGCTCTTGTGAGCAACCCCGAGAGCATTTTCAAGCTCGTCGAGCGTAATCAGCGTTTCCGTTTCACTCTTTTTCCCCACAGTCGCCTCCAAGGTTTGATGAAGTAATGCCCCACGAATCCGCCTACCCTTTTCAGCCCGAGCTTCTTGCGGTAGTGGTTTTCCAAAGTCGTCAGTGGGCAGTCAAGAACCTTTGAGAATGAGAGCAGCAGGATCAAAGACATGATCGGTGCCGCCACATACCACGGCTCAAGGAAAGGAATCAGGAAGAAGGAGCAGGCATTCGCCCAGACCATAGTGGAATGGAACGTGATTATTGCACAAAGGATTGCCCGGTCCTTCATCGCTCCCCTCTCTAAGATGTCCATTTACGACTCATCTCCTCCCACATATTGATCCCCTGCTGCGTGGAAAAGTGCATAGCCGCAAGTCCACACTCAGGGCACTCTACTCCGCTGAACAGGTGTCCCTGAACAGCCATGTAGTTTTCTTTGATATCAGGTGTAGCCCCGCAGTCGGGGCACGGGCTCAATTCCTCGTCCATTACTCGATCTCCTTGCCGTCAACAAGAACCGGGCAACTACACTCTAGTATTAGCCGGGCACCACATGATAGCAAGGGCTTGTGTGCGCTGTAGATCAGAACCGACGGGCCAAGAACCTCGACTCGCGATCCGTAATGGTTGTTTCTTCGGTGTTTTACTGTAATTGGGGGATCGTCGGTGCCCTGCTTGGCGTTGCGTCGAATGACATGCTGGTTGACGTGTATCCTCTTCTTCGCCATATGTGCGCACCACTCCCTTTCCGGGGGCAAACCCCCTTCTTTGTCAGGTTGACCGACTGCCTACTGGCTACGAGTCTGATGTTTGCCCCCACCGGGATGGAAGGTTCACCATAGCCCGGAATTAGGTTTTTACACTCGCTCCCAGTATTGGGCTTGTGAAACCCACCGGGTAACAGTCAACGAGAGCCAGAGACGTTCGCTTCAAACGTCTCAGGCGATGGAGCGAACCCGCCTGCGTGTTTAGTCGCCCCCAATTTGCCCTCGCCTCAACCGACTTCTCTCCGCCTGTTGTCGCTCACATCGTATCCGGTTAGCCCGAAGTGTCAAGAAGGTTTTTTCAATTGCCCACCACCTCGACGGTTCCACTTGTCAGCCGTGTCGCTCGGGCTGATGCTCAACGTGGTACTTGGCTTCACAAAACAATACCTGTTCTCACAGAGAATACGCCACTCGATGTATTCTTCGGGAGTCTCCTCAAAACGCCAGTCGGCGATACCACCACAGAAAGGGCACTTCTTCAGATGGAATCCGTTCACCTCGTCCCATACGGATTCCCCCGGCATCATCATCATTCCACTTTGCTTCTCTCTACTGTCCATATCCTCTTCCTCACAAAAAGCTCCTCGTCCGAATAGCGGACGACCAGCCCACCGAATTGCGGTGTAGTCAGTCTTGCCCCGGCAATCTTCCATACGAACGGCGTCTTGCCCTGCCAGCATCCCGTGACCGCCGCGATAGCGTGGCCCGTGGATGTACGTCCCTTACGGACAGAGGCGTCTCTGCCGGTAGGAATTTCACACATGATGTATCGGTGTCTATGCGACCTGATGATTGCGTCCGGCGGTCGGCGGTCCCACTTGGCCGACTCAACGTACTCCTCGATCAGTTCCTTGAATACAGCCGTAGCTTCGTAGGCTGCTGAGGAGGTTGTCCCGACGTGGTGCAGGAAATGCACGAGCTTCGGCCCGCACATTTTCCACAAGTCCCATCGGGCGTGCTGGCCTTCTTCGTTGGGGATGGCACCGAGCCTCTTCGCGAGATTCTCCTCATCCCTCGCAGATTTCCCCACATGAGCTTCCGTTCCGCGAATGTGGTAATAACGTCCCTCACACGCCTCAACAATCGGAGCCATGCACTCGTAAGCAATGGCGGCTTGGTCTTCGAGGTTGTGGCTGATTTGGGTGGTGCTTCCGTGGTGGACTCCATCAACGATGTCTCCGTTGAAAACAACAGCGTAGGGTTCTCCACGGGTCGCGAGGGGAACAAACTCATCCCAGAACTCCCTCCACATCTTCCAGATTTTCTTCTGGAGCTTACTCGGCTTGTACATGCCTCCCTCGTCCATGAACACCCCGCCGGGGGGACAGAGGCCAAGGCGACAACCACAGTGGGTGTCAGACACAACAACGAGGTTATTTACCGTCACAGGGTCTTTCGCCATCCCAGCCTCCAGAGAATTTGACCAATCGACTCAGAAGTTTCTTCCACAAAATCTTCCGTGAGAATCTCAAAGGACGCTGCGTGCAGCAGCTCGTGGATAATGACCTCAAGCTCCCGGTGCTGGGGGAGATTCTTCCGCACTCGGATCCTCTTCCCCTTCATCCGTGGGTTGTCGCAGGATCCTTCCTCCCCCGCCGGTAGATCGCGAGAGAACACCAGACTCCACCGCTTCCCGTTCACGTTCACTGACTGGTTCATCGCTCACCCCAATGTCATACACAGCTTCAGCCCTTCGCGTATCTTCTTCTTTGAAAAGACAGAGGGCTATGATTGAGTACACCGCAAGATCTTGCAGGGAGTCTTCAACCCTCTCGCACCGCAGGTCGGTCCCCTTGGAGAACGTCTGGATCCTGCGCATCTTGTCGTTTGCTCGGACCATGCACCCAACCCACGCCGGTATGCCGAAATCCTCGCTGGCCCTCACGTTGGCAAACGGATCCCCGGCTGCCCCGTAGTCTGCCTGCTTCTTGTCGTGCAGGAGGCCGAGCTTCTTGAGTTCTTCGTGGAAATGCTCGCTACCAGCAGTATTCATCACGCCCCTCCGGTTCTGTAAGCTCGCCTGATTTCCCGGCGACCTCGCTGGCCGCCCCTCTTCCTGCTGAACGCTCTCGTCGCATGTCTGACATCCACGTCTTCAGACTGTAGCCAACCCATCGCTTCCTCTTTCTCTGCCTGAAGCTCCTCTTTCAGTGCTTCTAGTCTATCGAGTCGGAGGGGCATTGGAAGCCTTCTTTCCTCCTCAGTCAAAGATTTTAGGGTAGGCGGTTTTTGTGACAGCTTCCGAGACTTCGACGCGATCATTGCCTCCTTGAGCGATGCGGCCGCGTCTTCCAGCGGGACGCCCACGTCGATCCCTCTGTGCCACTTGTTGAATAACGCTTTTTTGACAAACGTCCTCGCGTCACCGATGGCACTGTTGAGCTTTTCCCTGTCGTAATGCGTGGGATTGTCTGGGTTGAGGCTGAGGGTGCGGGCAATCTGTGCGGCGAGCTTGCCGGACATACGACACAGCTCGTTGTACTGCTTCTCGTCCATCCAGACCTTCTTCCCCTTATCGTCAAAGAATCTCTTGGGGGGAGGAGGGCCGTCCCAGCG